TCAGAAAATATTGGCATTGGGGTGAGTTCGCCTAGCGTGAGGCTTGATACAAGGTTAGGGACAACGAGTGGTAAGGTTGCTGAATTTCACAATAGCGCAGGGTATGGTATTGGATTTACAGTAGAAAGTGATGGTGGTGTCAACACTATAAATTCAGAAACTAACCAAGCACTAGCTTTTGCAACAAATGGTGCATCAAACGAACGTATGCGCGTCACAAGCGGCGGCAATGTGGGCATCGGAACCAACAGTCCCTCTACTACACTGCACGTTCAACGTGCGTCGTCTGGTGGAACGACAACCTCAACAGCGGCTTTGATTGTTGAAGGTACGGATGCAACCGGCGCAGACATCCAGATACTTGGCGATGATACAGACTTTCAACGTTTCCTTTTTGGTGACGCTAGTGACAACGATGTCGGGGCGATTGAGTATTCACACACCGGCAACTCTATGCGCTTCACCGCAAATGCGTCAGAACGTATGCGCATCGACAGCGGCGGCGTCGTGCTTATTGGCGTAACATCATTTACCAGTGGTGGTGGAGGTATAAAATTAGGTGGTGTTGGTGATAGAGACTTTAGTGCAAATACTACTAATGCAGTACAACAAATAGGATTTCACAATCCTAATGGTGAAGTTGGTTCAATTTTTACCAGTGGCACATCGACAGCTTTTGCAACATCTTCAGACTACCGCCTAAAAGAAGCTGTTGTGGACATGACCGGCGCAATAGACCGTGTCAAAACACTGGCACCAAAGCGGTTTAACTTCATCGCAGACCCTGACACCACTGTTGACGGCTTCCTTGCCCACGAGGCACAGGCTGTCGTGCCAGAAGCAGTCACCGGCACCCACAACGAGGTTGATGACGACGGCAACGCTGTGATGCAGCTAATTGACCAATCTAAGTTGGTTCCTCTATTGACCGCAGCCCTAAAGGAAAGCATCGCCAAGATTGAAGCACTGGAAGCCAAGGTCACGGCACTGGAGGCTGGCTGATGGCATATCTCGGCGCACAACCAAACAAGACACTGACGAAGACAACGAGCCAGAGCTTCAACGGCACTGGTTCTGCGACCGTGTTTACACTGAACCGCGCCGTGAACACTGGTGAGGAGTTGGAGGTTTTTGTCGAGAACGTCCAGCAGGAGCCGGGTTCTGGCAAGTCGTACACTGCGTCTGGCACGACGCTGACATTTGACGAGGCACCTCCGTCCGGCACCGGCAACATCTATGTCATCTACCGTGGGCAGGCAGAGGTTACTACCCGGCTGGAGCATGATGCTAACGCTGCGCTGGCAGCGACGACCGGGACGTTTAGCGGCGCGGTCTCTGGAACTAACGGCACGTTTACCGGCGACCTGACTGTCGATACCAACACCCTGCATGTCGATGCGACGAACAACCGCGTGGGCATCGGGACTGTCACGCCAGACAGCAACTTAAAAATAAAAAGCACTGGTGCGTCAATCCTACGAATAGATGGTGGTGCTGTTGCTCCAAGTGTGGGGCCATTGATTGTCGGCGAACACAACGACGCTGACGCCTTTTACATCGGTACAAACAGCGTAGTTCTCGGCGAAAGTTCAAACCAAGATGTCGTAATTTATGGTGCAGATAGTTCGTCTGGCAACATCCGTTTTTATGCGGGGGCGTCTACTGAAACCGTCAGAATTAGAGACGGCGGCGGCATCACGTTCAACGGCGACTTTGCGGCGGCCAATGCACTGGATGATTATGAGTTTGGCGATTACGACATTACATTGACTCCATCTTCAAGTGGCTCAATTACAGTCAACACAGGTGAAAACAAAGCTACATATGTAAAAATTGGAAATTTTGTTCAGGCACAAGGCAGAGTGCTTGTCAGTTCAGTCAGTAGCCCGGCTGGCGACCTTGCCATCAATCTCCCTTTCCAAACCACATCATCTCAGGGCGAACAATCTGGCTCTGGTGCGCCAGCACTTTTCGTATGGAACAGCACCCAAACCAACAACGGTTTGTGGTGCGGATTCTTTGATAAGAGCATTTCTGCTTTTTACATCAGATGGGGTAACGCATCTACACCGGGTCAATCGGCTAGTTACATTCAAGCTGGCACAGAAATTAGATTTTCAGTTTCTTACATAACAGACGCATAACCCCACCAGCCGGTAGGGGTCGGACAGGTCGCATAGCGACGGTAAACACAAGGAGTAAGAAATGGCACTGACCAAAGAATTTGAATACGATTGCGAAGTGCGTGGGCCGTACAAAGCGGTACAGGTTCGCCAAGCCACCATCATCAAGGATGACGGCGAAGAGATTAGCCGGAACTACCACCGGCACGTCCTGTATCCTCGCACTAAGACAGGCGGCACTTGGGCAGACACCGACATTTCTAGTGAACCGCAGGAAATCCAGAGCGTCTGCCAAGCCGTGTGGACCGACGCTGTGAAGACAGCATATGAAACCTTTGTGGATGGTCAGGATGCCGCTCAGTAAAATTGTAGCCAAGTCCATCACGGACGACACGATTACCACGGACCAGATTGCTGACACCGCTGTTCACGGGCGGCGTAACGTCGTCATTAATGGGGCGTGTCAAGTGGCGCAGCGGGGCGATGTTACAGGCATTACGGGGGCCAATGTATTCGGTGGTGCAGACAGGTTTGCTACAAATGGCGGTTCGTATGGCACTGTTTCGCTTGTGCAAGAGGCTGATGCGCCAGAGGGCTTTGCAGAGTCGCAGCGTGTAAAGTTTACAACGGCTCGTTCAACAACCGGTGCAGGAGACCACTTTGTAATCGGCACTCGTCTTGAAGGGCAAGACCTACAACGCTTCAAGAAGGGTACTAGCAATGCTGAGTCCATGACCGTTAGCTTCTATGCTAAAGCCTCACAGGCCACGACTATACAGCTAGAACTGTTTGACGCAGACAATAACCGACACGCCGGTAAAGAGTTTGCCATTACTACAAGCTGGGCAAGATACTCTTATTCGTTTGCTGGAGACACAACTGGCGCATTTGACAATGACAATGCCGTAAGTCTGTATGTGTTTTTCTGGCTAGGTGCAGGGACTACTTTTACAAGCGGCACCAACCCAGATGGCTCTTGGATATCAAATGATAATCCCAGACGAGTTCACAGCGACGTTGGCACCACCTTTATGGACACTCTCAACGCAGAGTTTAACCTGACCGGCGTTCAGCTTGAGGTTGGCGAACAGGCCACGCCGTTCGAGCATCGCAGCTATGGTGAAGAGCTATCTCTGTGTCAGAGGTATTATGTCGAGTTCAGGAATAGCCGATTTATCGGCGGCTATAAACGACACGATGTACAGACTTCTTTCAAGGTTCATTTTCCTGTTTCCATGAGGGCAACTCCAACCGTCACACTTGACGATGGAGGTTCATTTACAAACTTTCAAAGTGTTCTTTCTGGTACGCAGAGTAGCCCTGTTGTGTTTGAAGCAGATGCCCAATTTAATGAAATAGTTCTTGCTGTGAACAGCACTTACTCGGGCACACACACATTTATTCCTTCGTGGGAATCTCAAGAAGTTACTTTTGATGCGGAGTTGTAGATGAACATTTCATCAGCAAAATATGTAGAAGACGAAAACGGCAACAAGTACGCCATCAACGCTACAATAGAAGGCAAAGACACTGGTGTTCCTATTCAAGCTGGAAACCGTCACTACGACGAAATCCAGCGACAGGTCGCTGCTGGCACCCTAACAATTCAGGACGCTGACTAATGGCCTATATCGGCGTAGATCCAAACGTAGGTGACATCACCTTCCAGACCTTTACCGGCGACGGTAGCACCACAGCATTTACGCTGGCGCAGAACGTCGTGTCGGGCGAGGCTATCCTCGTCATCATCGGCAACATCGTTCAGGAACCGGGTCTGTCGAAGGCATACACCGCACAGGGCAACACGCTGACCTTCTCGGCGGCACCGGCCAACGGCGACATCATTCAGGTGCGTTTTTTTGGTCGCGCTGTAGACCAGCCGACCAGCTTTGCAATGCAGTTGTTCAAGTACACTGCGACCGCAAACCAGACAGCGTTCACCGGAGCCGACGCCAACGGCGCTATTCTGGCCTTCTCAGGCAACGATGTGGATGTCTACCTCAACGGCGTACACCTCGACAGTTCAGACTTCACGGCCAGCAACGGTGACACAATAACACTTGGGACTGGGGCTGCGGCGAGTGACGAACTCGTCATTCGGGCCTACCGCGCGTTCACTGTGACGGACACGGTCTCCAAAGCATCTGGCGGCACGTTTGCGGGGGAGATTACGGCACCGCAGTTTCAAACTACCAACACCACGGTGGACACGGCAGGGTTCCGCACCAGCAACCAGACTATCAGCGAGAACACCACCATCGCCGCCACAAAGAATGCCCTTGGCATCGGACCACTTACGATTGCTGATGGCGTAACAGTAACGATTGCCAGCGGTGGCAATCTGACAATCCTGTGAGGCGCGTATGGCTTCAATATTAAATGTAGACAAGATTAGGGCGACGGGTAGCACGACGGATGGACTGACTGTGGATTCCTCGGGGCGCGTTCTGCTTCCAGCAAGGCCAATATTCTTCGCTACCGCTGATGCCAACATCGCTATGACAACCAGTTATGTTGAAACCACAGCTTTCAGTAATGCTCAGGTAAATGTGGGGAGCCACTACAGCACATCAACAGGTCGATTTACTGCGCCTATTGCGGGGACGTATTGTTTCGCGACGACTATCCTCGGTAATTACATCGACACAGTGTATAGAATTAGACCGTACAAGAATGGAAGCAGTCTCAATAATTATGAGTTTAGGATGCAGACAGAGGGTAGTTCATACGGCACAAATGGCGAGTTTTGTTTTTATGTCACGTTAGCCGTCAGTGATTACATATCTCTTTTTGTAAAGTCAGATAACGGAACGGACGCGTATGGCGACACTAATTTTAGATACTCATATTTTCGCGGACAACTGGTAGGCTGACATGAGTACACTATTCGTAGACACCATCAACGAAAAGACCAGCGGCAACGGGGTAGCTATTCCGGGGCATGTGGTTCAAGTGCAATATAAGAACCTTACAAACACTACATTTACAACGAACTCTAATAGCAACACTGCGATTACAAATTGGTATGTGGACATCACGCCAAAGTATAGTGACAGTCTGCTAATTTGGTCTGCCACTTTGACTTCAAATGTCAACGATGCGGACGGGTATGGGCGTTTTTCAATATATGACGAGTTACCAGCGACACCCGTCAAATGGAGTAGCAATAGTTATATTGCAGGTAATCACTATAATTTTGGTCAGGGTTCCACAGACCGTTGGCCCCAGTGGCCTATTATGACAATTAACACCGCTGGTCAAACAACAGCGATGCGTCTGGGCTTGCGTGTTGCCGTTTCCGCTGGAGGCACATTTAGCATGTCTTGGTCGGGCAGTGACAACAGAACCATTAGTGTAATGGAGATTGCCCAATGAGCAGCATACTGAAAGTCTCCGAAATCCAAAACCCATCTGGTGGATTAGTTCTTCCCCCCGCAGGTGGTGTCATTCAAATAAAATATACACAAGTAACAGCTACAAGCACTCACGCTTCTGGAAGTGCTTTATCTACAACTACCGTTACACCACTTAACGTAAATATTACTCCGTTGTCCACATCTTCAACAATCATGCTTACAGCAGGGGTTACGGGTGAATGGGGTGCAGATGGGGCAGCATGGGATAGCACTTGGTTTTTCCTGCGGGATAGCACCAAGCTATCTGCTCCGGCTGCTGGAAGTCGAAACGTAGGTGTGCAGATGGGAACAAACCTTACCTACCATGCTAACAATTCTAACTCGACTCCAGAAAATGCTTACTACACCTATTTCGACACACCTTCGACCACATCAACCATAAACTATAAAGTAGCTTTTGCTGAGAATGGCACCAGAACATGGTATTTAAACAGGACTGTTGGCGATTCCGATGCTACAGGTCTTGAACGTGGGGTTTCATTTATTATGGCGCAGGAAATAGCTGGGTAAAATGGCAACAGTAGCAGACGCAATCGTAGCTATCATCCCTGACGAACAGTGGGTGCTTCGTGGTGAGCCGACCACAGAGGATGAGTTCAACGCCATGTTCCGCCGAATTATCGGCGAGGACGAGAACGGCAGTGCAGTCGAGTCCGATAACCCTGACAACTGGGGTGTATCGTGGACCACGGTCTCTGCAAAGAAGGCCGAGCTTGATGCTGCCGAGCCGCTGAAGCTGCTTCGTGCCGAGCGGAACCGCCGTATCGCCGAGACAGATTGGTGGGCCTCTTCGGATCTGACCATGTCACAGGCACGGCGGGACTACCGTCAGGCGCTGCGTGACATTACCAACACCTATCAGTCCCTCGACACTGTCGTGTGGCCTCTGAAGCCGGAGTAACAGATGAGTAACGCCCGTAATCTTGCAAACCTGCTGGGGACGAACACCACGATTCAAACAGCGAATCTGGCTGATGACTGCATTACGTCAGCAAAGCTAAAGAGTGACGCAATACAGCATGGCGACCTCCCTTCGGGGAGCGTATTGCAGGTTGTGAGCGTTAGCGACGGAACTTCTCGGTCAAATAGCAACAGTGCCGGAATTGACATTTTTGGCACTGATGCAAGTATAACCATGAAAGGCAGCAGCAAACTTCTTGTGATGTTTGACATCACAGGAATTTCTACTAGCACAAATGACGGTAGATTTTTATTTCAAATATTCAAAGATGATTCAGTTGTGAAGGATATAGGTCGAGATGCCTTTTATAGTGTAAGTGATGTCCGGGCTGGATTTTCAGGGTCGTTTCTTTTCACAAGCGGGCATACGGCAGGGACGACATACGCCTACAATGTTCGATTTGGTCAGATTGGCGGCGGCACTATGTATGTAAACAGGCCATTTGGTGATGCAGGGCAATCTACCTTAACGCTCATGGAAATAGCGGCCTGATGTTCGGCGTCCACGGCATCTCGGAAAGGGCAATAGCTGATCAGGGAATCGTCCTGTTCGGCACCGAGACGCTTGACGCCAACTTCACGCAGACCACTTCGCAAAACTTCATATCGCCAGCGTCGTTGGACATGATTGGCGACTCGGTGCTTTCTGCATTTGCGGCTGGCACGGCGGCTGGCGTTGTAACGCTTGATGCCAACTTCTTGCAGTCGTTGGATGCAACTCGTGTCCGTCAGACCGACGCCGACATGATCTCGCAGTTTGATCAGACCTCGACGCAGACACTGATAGCTACCGGCGTATCCGAGCAGTCGGCTAACTTCACGCAGACCAGCGACGGCAACTTAATTGCGTCTGGTGTGTCCGAGCAGTCTGGCAACTTCACGCAGACCAGCGACGGCAACTTAATTGCCAAGGGTCTGTCCACGCAGATCGGCGACTCCATAGAGACGGCGGCGGCGAACATCGTGAAAGAAGCCGACCAGACCATGAGCAGCACGTTCCTGCAAACGTCAGCTGCTATCGGCATCTTCTCTGGTGACTACGATGTCATCTTCGCCTTCAGCAAAACAACAGCAGGTCAGCTGCTGTGGGAAAATTTAGACGCGGGTACAAATGTGGAGTCATGGTCCGAGATAACTCACACTGGGGACACATGGTCAGAGGTGTCTGCTGGTGATACAATCGAGACATGGACGGAAATGGTGAAGTAAATGGCATCCACTTACACGGCTAACAGTGGTATTGAGAAACCCGGATCTGGCGAACAGTCAGGAACTTGGGGCGCGACCACCAACACAAACTTTGACATTATAGACCGCGCTTTGAGCGGTGTCGGTTCCATTACGCTGTCGGGTACAACCCACACCCTGAGCAGTACAGACGGCGCGTTGGCTGACGGTCATTACAAAGTTCTCGTGCTTGGCGGCTCTCCGTCGGGCGCGAATACAATTACGATCAGTCCGAATGATCAAGATAAGGCCTATCTTGTTCATAACAATACGAGCCAGTCGGCGATATTCACGCAAGGCTCAGGCGGCAATGCAACCGTAGCCGCAGGAGCGTTTGCTTGGATTTTTGCTGACGGTGCCGGTTCTGGCGCTGTAGTTACAAAAATGACTGTGGACACCGCGTCTATTGAAAACTCGGCGATTACCACAGCCAAGATCGCAGATAACGCAGTCACTGCTGCAAAGCTGGCAGACACGGCTGTATTCGCCTCCGGCACTAAGATGCTGTTTCAGCAGACCGCCGCTCCAACCGGCTGGACTAAGGACACAACTCACAACGACAAGGCACTGCGTGTGGTCTCAGGAACCGTCACAACGGGCGGCTCTAACGCTTTCAGCAGTGCTTTCTCGAATATCACGCCCGCTGGCTCAGTTAGCACGTCTATTAGCGGTTCTGTGGCAAGTCACACGCTGACCATCGCTCAAATGCCAGCACACAATCACTCAGGTGTCGTGCAGCAGCGAGAAGACTTCAACCCGACAACCGGAACAACCACCCAGACGCCACTAGGCTTTGGCGATACACGGGGTGGTGGTCGTGCATCAGCGTCACCTTTGACCATCAACAACACTGGTGGCGGTCAGGGTCACAACCACGGCTTCTCAGGCTCCGCTACGTCCACATTTACAGGCACAGCAATCAATCTCGACGTTCAGTACGTCGATATCATCATTGCTCAGAAAAACTGATGAAGCTGGAAGTGAAACAGAACTGTCCAATGGACAAGTTCAACCCATGCCGTCAGTTCGACTGTGCGTGGTTTATGAAGATATCGGGTACAAACCCAAACGACGGCCAGCCTACAGAGGAGTGGGGATGCGCTGTGGCGTGGCTACCCGTTCTTCTCATAGAGAACGCACAGCAGTCTAGGCAAACTGGGGCGGCGGTCGAGTCGTTTCGGAATGAGATGGTGGAGTCAAATAAGGTCAGTCAGGCCATAGAGGCCATCAAGTCGGGGGCCGCTAAAAAACTAATAGAGATGTGAAATGCCTCTTCAAAAAATACAATTTAAACCCGGCATAAACAGAGAGATCACATCTTACTCCAATGAGGGCGGATGGAGAGATTGCGATAAGATTCGCTTCCGCTTCGGGTATCCTGAAAAAATTGGCGGCTGGGAAAAGTATAGCTCCAACACCTATCAAGGCTCCGCAAGGTCGTTGCATAACTGGATCGCTCTTGACAGCTCTGATTATTTGGGCATTGGCACCCACCTTAAATACTACATCGAAGAGGGCGGAGCATTTAATGACATAACGCCCCTTCGGCTCACTACGAGTGCGGGCGACACCACATTCGACACCACCAATGGCTCGACCACCATTAATGTCAACCATACCGGGCACGGCGCGGTTGAAAGTGACTTTGTTACTTTTTCTTCTGCTGTAGCGGTAGGCGGTGTCACAGCCGACACACTCAACGCCGAGCATCAGATTATTCGTGTTATCGACGCTGACAACTATGAAATCGTCGTCTCGTCTGCTGCAACATCTACCGTTTCCGCTGGCGGCGGCTCTAGTACAGTTGCGAAGTATCAGATCAATGTTGGCCTAGACACAGTTGTTGGCGGCACCGGTTGGGGTGCAGGCACATATGGTAGGGCGGGCTGGGGCGACGCTGAACCCAATGGCCTTACCACCACAACCCAAATACGTCTGTGGTCGCACGATAACTTCGGTGAGGATCTGATTATCAATCCTCGTGACTCAAATATTTACTACTGGGATAAAACTGGCACCACGTCGGCAAGGGCAGTGGAGCTTTCCACGACAACCGGAACCAAAACTAGCGTGCCTCAAGTCGCCAAACAGGTTCTTGTTTCCGATCAAGACCGCCATGTGATTGCCTTTGGGTGTGACGGACTTGGCGCAAACTCGTCAGCGACACAGGGCGACGGAACGCAAGATCCTCTTCTCATAAGGTTCTCATCCCAAGAGAATGCTATTGACTGGTTCCCAACCAGCACAAACACCGCTGGCGACCTAAAGCTGGGCGCAGGCTCCACGTTTGTTCAGGCTGTCGAAACAAAGCGAGAGATCCTCGTATGGACAGATACGGCCCTAAACTCCATGCGGTTCATCGGCCCACCATTTACATTTGGCCTCCAGCAGCTTGCGTCCAACATTACTATCATGGGGCCAAACTCTGCGGTTGCCACAGAGGATGTTGTCTACTGGATGGGCATCGACAACTTCTATACATATGCGGGTCAGACACAGCAGCTACCATGCTCTGTAAAAGACAAGGTCTTCTTGGACTTCAATCTTGAGCAGAACGATAAAGTTGTCGCGGGAATAAACTCAGAGTTTTCTGAGGTGTTTTGGTTTTACCCTTCTGCCGGAAGCACCGATAACGATAGGTACGTTATATACAACTATGCTGATTCCATCTGGTATTTTGGCGATCTCTCAAGAACCGGATGGATTGACAGAGGAACCAGAAGTTTCCCAATAGCGGCCTCTTCTTCGTATCTCTATAACCACGAGCTTGGCTACGACGATGACGGCACCGCTATGAACTCATTCATAGAATCAGCCGCAATGGACATCGGTGATGGGGATCACTTCACCTATATCAGGCGCGTGATTCCCGACCTCACCTTCTCGGGGTCAACACAACTGAGCAGCCCCCAAGCCATCTTTACGATCAAATCAAGAAACTTCCCCGGCGCAGATTTCGATAACACAGCATCGGGAGTAACCGCTCGAACACAGGCGTCTCCTGTGGAAACATTTACCGAGCAGCTGCACCTGAGAAGCAGGGGCAGATCCTTTGCCATGAGGATTGAGTCAGAGGCTCTTGGCGCAAAATGGAAACTGGGCAGCCCACGGGTTGATATGAAGCCAGATGGGAGGCGTTAATGTCATCTAATCAGATAGCGCCACCCAGACTGCCTGAGCCTACCTCCGAGTATTCGGCCAGATACATGCAAGACCTTATTCGCGCCCTTGAGATCTTCATTGAGCAAGAGCGAAACCCCGGACAGATGCGGGGCACAAAGCTAACCCTGACGGAGCTTCCCACAAGCGCCACGGGCCTTGAGTCTGGTGCGCTGTACAATGATTCTGGTACCGTCAAAATTGTATCCTAGTACAAATGAGCTTTATCAAGAACCTAATTGCCTATAATATCGTTGCAAGGCTTACTATGATTTGCAGTATTGCCATGTCGTGGCGTTGTGCAGAATGGTTCATGCACTTGGAAGATCCCACGATGCAACAGAGCGCATTTGTGTCTGTAATTATGGGTGTTATGACAGGCATATTCGGAATCTGGATGGGGCAAGAGAGCAAGAAATCAAAGGGAGAATAATCGATGTTACAGGCTTTAATTGGTCCGGTTGCGGGCTTGCTAGACAAGTTTATTCCAGACGCCGATGAAAAGGCGAAGCTGGCACATGATATCGCCACCATGGCAGAGAAGCACGCTCATGAGGCGGCTATGGCACAGGTGGAGGTTAACAAGGCTGAGGCGCAGCACAGGTCTGTGTTTGTTGCTGGCTGGCGTCCGTTCCTTGGTTGGTGTTTGAGCTTTGCCATGGCATGGCACTTTGTTTTGGCACCGATGACCATGTTTGTGTGTACATACGCAGGGGTGGATATCCCAGAGCTTCCAACATTTGACATGGACAGTCTTATGACCGTGCTTCTTGGCATGCTCGGGCTTGGCGGACTTCGTACATACGAAAAGGTTCGTAAGGTTACTAAATAGCCGTATTCATGGTACAATCCCTCATCGCAACTGTTGGGGGATAGTGTTGTGCCAGCGCCATCTATAAGCAAAGAGTTGTTAAGCGAAACCGCTCGACTTTTCTACGAGTACAATAAGTCTGTAAAAAAAGCCGCCGGTGCCGCCGGGGTTCCATATACCACATTCACCTCTAGGGTGAGGCGGTGCCGGGAGCTTGGATACATCAACGATCAGGCTGAGGTTGAGTTCAAGAACCAGCCAGAAGCCAAACCGAAGGATGAGGTTAAGGTTGTACTAAAGCCTGTATTCAGGCTACAGCAAAGGGGGGCTAGGCCCAACGACACCAAAAGGGTTCTCGCTATTGGCGACTGTCACGATGGACCCAATATGCCCGACAAGACTAGATTCTTCGCCATGGGTAAATACGCAAAGGAGAATCAGGTAGATCAAATCATACAGATAGGAGATTTCGCCACATGCGACTCTCTGAACAGATTTGATCGTAACGACACTCTCAAGGGCAAGGAAAAGCCATCCTTCAAACAAGACATGGCTAGTTTCCAACAGGCCATAAGGGCGTTCCATAAGGGGCTAGATGGTCTTGATGTTCCAAAGCACGTTACGCTAGGCAACCATGAAGACCGCATATGGTCATACACGAACCGGAACCCAGAGGTGGTCGAGCTTCTAGACCAGCTGATGTTTGCTACACTGGACGACTACGGTTGGACGCACTCCCCTTATGGGGAGTTTTATTTTATCGGCGATGTCGGGTTCACTCACGCACCGCTGAATGTCATGGGCAAGGCGTATGGTGGCATGTACTCTGAAAATCAGATAGCCAGAGACTCCTTGCATGACGTTGTGTATGGTCATACACACAAAAGATTGGACAAGACGTTCCCAAAGATGGGCAACCAGTTTCTGACAATCATCAATCTTGGGACAAGCCTACCGGCTGGACACGTTGAGGAGTATGCTAAACATACGCTGACCGGCTGGAGTTATGGGGTCTACGACATCTACATCAAAGATGGTAAAATAGACGAAAGAAGCTGGATACCTATGGACAACCTTATTGAACGCTATGGTGAAGGATATGCGGGAGATTAAAAAAGTTATTGTTCATTGCGCCGACACCCCAGAAGGCCGCGATGTGAAGACCGAGGAGATCAAACGCTGGCACACGCAAGAGCGTGGGTGGAGTGATATTGGTTATCATTGGGTGGTTGAGCTGGACGGTTCGGTTCACGCTGGTCGCGATGAGGCGACTTCCGGCGCTCATTGCCGTGGGCATAACTCTGACAGCATCGGGGTTTGCTACGTTGGTGGTTCTGACGCTAATGGAGATCCTAAAGACACACGCACCGGACCCCAGAAGGACGCTCTGGAGACGCTCCTCAAGGGAATCCTTGATCGCCATCCAGATGCACAAATCTTCGGGCATAGAGACTTCTCTGAGAAAGCCTGCCCATCATTCGACGCTCGTACAGAATACGAAGCACTCTGAGGAGTAAGACATGGCCCTACCACTTTTACTTGGATTGGCTGGCTCCGGCCTTGCTGGGGCTGGCATGCTTGGCGCGGGGATGGCAGCGACCCCATTTTTGGCTGGCGCATTGGGTTCTGGCCTCGGCAGCCTGCTTCAGGGCGACGACCTTGGAACTGCGGTCGGCACAGGCCTTTTGTCTTACTTTGGGGGCAAGGCTCTTGGTGGCGCTATGGGCGGAACCGCAAATCCGGCAGACGCGCTTCCTCAAGCAGAGCTTCTTGGCTCCGCTGGCAATGTCGCGTCTTCGAGCCTTGGTCAAAACATGATTACATCGGCTGGCCCTGTGTCTGCCAACACAGCCATAACCGGCGCACAAGCGGCCACAGATGCAGCCACCACAGGGGTAGGTGGAGCCATGGGAGCCTTCAAAAACCCATTCACTATTGGCGCTGTCGGGGTCCCCGCTCTTATGGAGGCAACAAAGCCCCCCAAAATGGATTTCAACGAAGACGACTATCCAGACATCCCAGAGGCAGAGGCTGCCAAGCGTCGGATGATGACTCCGGGGCCGGACTATCGCCCCGGTATCGATCCTGAGTTTAGGTTCTTCCAGCCAATGCAGAAGGGTGGGCAGATGGCCCTGCCGATATCGCCAAGGGAAATGGCCAATAAAAAAATGCAAGACATTTATGAGTTCACATCCATGTTTATCGATGATGAAAAGGCTCAAAAAAGAAAGAAGGAAATAGAAGACGACAGCGTTATAGCTAGGATTCTTGGCCTTGGCGGCTCCGGCATGGACATTGAGGGAAGAAAAGCAGCCAAAGAATCAGCCAAACAATTATTCGCTGAAGAATATCCTGAATTGTATCAAAGGGTAACCGGCAAGGCTGAGGGCGGTCTTGCTGCGCTGAGGTATCAAGAAGGCGGTGAAATGACCGGCCCGAATGACAAAGAGCTTATTTCCAGTGCTGTAAAGGCAATCAAGGGCCAGTCTGAGCAGCCTGAAAGGGTTTTGGGGATGTTCTTGTCACGTTATGGAGAAGAGGCTCTGAGGGATTTGGTTGAGCGCGTTAAAAGCGGCGAGTTTGATCAAAACGCCATGGTCGATGAAGGCATGGTGAATGGTGTCGGTGACGGCATGGACGATATGATCCCAGCAACCTTGGAGGGGGAGCAAGACGTTGTACTTTCCGATGGTGAGTTTATCGTTCCTGCGGACGTGGTTAGTGGCCTTGGCAACGGATCGTCTGATTTC